GGGGCGGGAGCGAAGGCCCGGGCGAGAGTACGTCGAGCGTTGACCAATCGACTCCTAGTCCAGACCCCACCACCCAAGCGGATCTGGAGGGCGACCCGGACATCGGCTTCGACACGCCGCAGTCGATACTGTCCGAGCAAAACTATGGCCCCGGCCCGGCGAGCGAGTTCGGTACTGATCCAGTCGGACCTGGTCCAGGATTGGACGATCCCGGCAGCGGGGATCTTCCCAGCCCTCCTCAGGACGAGGCTCCGGCGTCCCCAGCCTCTCCGCCACCTCAATCATCAGCCCAGGAGGCACTGGTCTCGATCCTCTCGGCCCCGCCGCCGGAGATGCCGCTCCCTGAGCAGTCGTCCGCTCGGTTGGCGAGGCGCAGGGCCGCTCGCTCGCTTGCGCTGCGCAGAGGGAGGTCGTCCACGATCCTGTCGTCTCTCGATCCGCTGGGAGCGAGATAGCGGGTGGACGCCAAGCAAATCTGGGTTCTGGCCGAGGAGTGCTTCATGAAGCGCTCGTCCCTTCTGCTGCTGTGGCAGGAGATGGCGGAGAACTTCTACCCGGAGCGGGCCGACTTCACGTGGACGAGGTCTCTCGGGGACGATTTTGCGTCCAACCTGATGACCTCCTACCCGATCCTGTGCCGCAGAGACCTGGGGGACCAGCTCGGGTCGATGCTCCGCCCGACGGCGAAGGAGTGGTTCCACGTCGGACCCAGGGACGAGATGCGCGAGGACAACGACTCCAGGCGCTGGCTGGAGTGGGCCACCGGTCTTCAGAGGCGCGCCATGTACGACCGAGCCAGCAGGTTCACGCGGGCCACGAAGGAGGGCGATCACGACTTCGCGACGTTCGGGCAGTGCGCTCTGTCCGTGGAGGTGAACCACCGAAAATCATCCCTGCTCTACCGCTCGTACCATCTTCGGGACGTCACCTGGCTCGAGAACGAGGACGGCGACGTGGGCGTGGTGTTCCGCAAGTGGAAGCCGCAGGCTCGCGAACTGCTCAGGCTTTACCCGAACACAGCGCACCAGAATCTCAGAGGGCTTGTGGCACGTGACCCGTTCGCAGAGGTCGAGTGCATGCACATGGTGGTCGAGGCGGACATGTACACCGGAGACACCGTCGGGCCAGGCCCGCAGCGCGGCGGTGCGCAGCCTCGCTTCCTGATCTGCTACGACCAAACGCATGACACGGTTCTGGAGGCGACGCCGATCTGGCACAGGCACTACGTCGTGCCGCGCTGGCAGACGGTGAGCGGCTCTCAGTTCGCGTACAGTCCTGCGACGGTTGCCGCGCTGGCGGACGGGCGGCTCATCCAGGCGATGACCCTAACGCTCCTGGAGGCCGGAGAGAAGATCACCAACCCGCCCATGATCGCCACCATGGAAGCGGTGAGGTCGGACATCAACATCTACCCAGGAGGCGTGACGTGGGTGGACATCGAGTACGACGAGAAGATGGGAGAGGCGCTCCGATCGCTCAACACGGACGCCAAGGGCATGCCCATCGGGATCGACATGCAGCGCGACGCACGCCAGATGATCATGCAGGCTTTTTTCCTGAACAAGCTCTCCCTACCGATCCGCTCGCCGGAGATGACAGCGTACGAGGTTGGGCAGCGGATCCAGCAGTACATACGGGACGCCTTGCCCATCTTCGAGCCTATGGAGATGGAATACAACGGCGCTCTGTGCGAGGAGACGTTCGACCTGCTTCTGAGGAACGGAGCGTTCGGCAACGTCCGGGACATCCCGAGGGCGCTCCAGGGGGCGGATCTTCAGTTCAGGTTCGAGAGTCCCCTGCATGACGCCATCGAGCAGCAGAAAGGACAGAAGTTCCCAGAGATGAAGGGAATGCTGGCCGAGGCGATAGCCGTTGACCCGAACACGGCAATGCTTCCTGACGTCGTGACGGCCCTCCGAGATGCGCTGAAAGGGATAGGAGTTCCGGCGATGTGGGTGCATGGCGAGGCCGCCTACCAAGAGGCCGCCCAGCGTTCGGCCGACGCGAAGCAAGCTGAGGCCACGCTCGGCCGACTGGTCGAGGGCGCCGGAGCCACCGCAGACCTGGCGTCTGCCCAGAAGGATCTTGCCGTCGCGCAGACAACTGTCTGATGGCCACCGAACAACGCGACAAGCGCCAGACGAAACCTGCGGCAGCGGCCGCGGCTGCGCACGCTCCGTGGCTTCCGCACCCGCATGAGCCAGCAGACCAGCTCTCCATCCAGAGGCTTGCCGCAGGAACGGCAAATCCATTGGAGCAGAAGCAGGCTCTGAAGTGGATCATGAGCTGCGCAGGATACCTGGACGAGCCGTACAGACCAGGCGGAGAGGACGGCAGGCGAGAGACGGACTTCGCCCTGGGCAAGGCCCACGTCGGGAGGCAGATAGCAAAGATGTTGAACGTGACATTCAGGAGGAGCGACAATGATCGTGAACAGCCGTAGTTTCGTTTTCCAAAGTCCGGACCCGGGCGCTTCCGGCGGGGGGCAACCGGCGTCCGGAGGCGGCCAACCTGCAGGAGGGCAACCAGCTGGCGGCCAACCGGCGTTTGCCGACGCGGCGTCGGCCAGGACGTACCTCAAGGACTACGTGCATGACGAGGGGGTTCTCTCCGGCGTGAAGGACGAGGCGGTGCTTCCCTGGGCGACTCACGTCAAGGGAAAGCTCGACCAGCTCGGGACGCAGTTTCCGGGCAACTGGCGGGAGCAGGTCGCGGGCGAGGACAAGGTGCAGCTGAAGACCCTGGAGACGTTCGCCAGCCCGAAGGCGCTGTTCAACTCCTACGCGGCGCTCAGGGGAAAGCTCTCCTCTGGCGAGCTGCGGGCCGTGGTCCCGTTCCCGGCGACCGGAACGGACGTTGAGAAGGCGGCGTGGCGGCAGGACAACAACGTCCCTGCCAGAGCAGAGGACTACAAGTTCGAACCCTCCAAGGGACGCCAGCTCGCCGAGCAGGACAAGGAGGTCGTCTCGGAATACCAGAAGGCGGCGTTCGCTCAGAACATGCGCCCGGAGCACTTCCAGGCCACGCTCAACTGGTGGTTTGGCGAGCGCCAGCGCCAGCGGGACGCGGTCAGGGAGTCCGACACGGAGTTCCAGCTGACCAGCGAGGACGAGCTGCGCTCGGAGTGGGGCCAGGGCTACCGCGAGAACGTCAACCGCATCGCGTCGTTCCTGGACGGCGCTCCCAAGGGTGTCAAGGAGATCATCCAGGGATCCAGGGGCCCGGACGGGAAGCCGCTCGGAAGCCATCCGTCCGTGCTGCGCTGGCTGGTGGACATGGCTCGTCAGCAGAACCCGGCCGGGATCGTCCTGCCCGGAAGCGGCGCGAGCATGGCCAAGGGCGTCGAGGACGAGATCAAGACCATCGAGGAGACGATGCGCAAGGATCGCGCCAAATACAACAAGGACGAGGGAATGCAGTCCCGCTACCGCGACCTCCTGGGAGCCAGGGAGCGTTTGAAGGGCGGCGGCCGCAGGGCGGCGTGACGCCCTAACGCAAAGTAGATACACTGCTCCTCGAAAGCCGTAGAGCGAGGCCCCTGAAGCGGGGGCCCCGCCGCCCCTCGGAGCAGCGTCCGGGGACAAGCAGTGCGCGGGCCGCAGGAAGGGACAACCTTAGCGACGGTCGGTGAAACGACTTTTGCGAAAGGAGGCCATCCGTGGCCGACACAGCATTCCAGACCCAGTACCGCCAGGAGTTCATCGCCGGGTACGAGCAGCACGAGACGCTGCTCCGCATGACCGTGACCACCGAGGCGGTGATCCAGGGCAACACCGCAGTCTTCCTCGTGGCCGACTCCGGCGGCGCCACCGCCGTGACGCGCGGCGTCAACGGCCTCATCCCGGCCCGCGCCGACAACCTCACGCAGAACTCGGCCACCCTCTCGGAGTGGCACGACCTGGTGCGGAAGACCGGCTTCAACGTCTTTGCGTCGCAGGGCAACCAGCGCGCGATCATGCAGATGACCAGCATGGGCGTGGTGAACCGTAAGACGGACGACCAGATCATCACCGAGCTCAACACAGGAACCGTGACGATCGGTTCCTCGACCACGATCCCGGACGTGAGCGTGTTCCAGAACGGGCGCGTGAAGCTCTCGAACGCCTCGGTTCCGTGGGACTCGCGCATCACGCTCCTCTGCCAGCCGTCGTTCCTGGCCTACATGGAGCAGGCCCCGGAGTTCGCGAGCGCGGACTACGTGGACCTCCGCCCGTACAAGGGCTCGGACGAGAACGCCTCCTGGCGGGACAAGCCGATGGCGTACCGCTGGAGGAACTGCCTCATCCTCGAGCACCCGAATCTGCCGGGGAAGGCGACGTCGAGCGAGAAGTCGTTCCTGTACCACCAGACGTCCATCGGCCACGCGGCTGACAAGGCGGGCCTGAAGTCGCCAGTCGGCTACGACGAGGAGCAGGACTACACGTGGGCGCGGTGCTCGATGTTCATGGGAGCGAAGCTCCTTCAAAACGCCGGTGACGTCGTGATCACTCACGACGGCTCGGCCTACGCCTAAAAGGAGGGCGATCACATGGCCTACAGCACTCTCAACCCACCGCAACTGCTCGCGCGCGGGATCGGAACGCAGACCAGCACGCTGGCTGCGCTCCTGTACTCGACCGCGCAAACGTCCAACGCGGCGATCCGAGGCGGGACGGGTCTCTGGCTGTACCAGTCCTCAGACCCGAGCACCACCATCGTGGGCACGCTGAGCTACTTCACGAACGGGCTCGATCTCGGCATGAAGAATGGTGACTCCATCATCGTGCAGTCGGTCAGCTCAGGCGGGTCGACGGCGAACGTGCTGATGGGGCTTTCGGCGCTGGTGACCACGAA